CCGTATAGTGGCTTTTGGTAAAGATGATTTTGCCGAAGTAGCAGACTCTATACCTGACTTGCCTCCAGGTGTGGCTGACGCATTGATTCAGGCTGAAAATGGCCCCGAGCTGATTTATCATTTAGGGACCCATCTTGATTTAGCTGATAAGATTGCGAATATGCCGCCGGGTCAAGCAATGATGGAACTTGGGCGTATATCGGCGAACATTTCGAAGCCAGAACCTGAAATAAGTAGCGCGCCAGATCCTATTAAGCCACTAGCAACAGGTGGGTCACTACCTGCTGAGCGTGGACCGGCAGGCGCAACATATAGTTGAGGAAATATAGATGGCCACATCAAGCAATAGTTTAGACAACAACACCACTAGGAAACTGGCTCGCGTATTCTTGGAAAAGTTTGAAGCTTCGCGTGTTTTAACTAAAACCGTTGATACACAGTTGTTGACCGGTAGGTTTAATCCTTCGGCGGGCACTACCGTAGATTTTAAGCGGCCCCATGATTATAAGACTGACCGTACAGCAGGGGGCGATATATCAGCTGTTGATAAGTCTGATATAATCGCTGGGAAAGCCACGGGTACAGTGCAAAATTATTTTACTGTGCACGCCGATTGGGACGAGGTAGACGAAGCCCTAAAGTTGGATCAGTTAGATGAGATTCTAGCACCAATGGCTACCAGAATTGTTACAGATCTTGAAATTGACTTCGGCCAATATATGTTTAAGAACTGCAACTTAAAATACGGCACGCCCGGGACAGTGGTGGATGCATGGTCTGACGTGGCTGGAGCTGGTGCGCTTATGGACTCCATTGGCGTTCCAAACGACAACCAGCGCTTTTACGTAATGAATCCTTTTACCACCACTAACCTGGCTGACGCTCAGCGCGGCCTTAGTTCTGGAAGCGATTCCCTTGTTAACTCAGCTTGGCAGAATGCGCAGATTTCTAATAAAATTGGTAATCTGTCCGCATTGACATCTAACGCCTTAGCAAGTTACACAAGTGGTTCTTTGACCGATCGAGCTGGCGCGATTAATGGGTCGCCTGATGTGACTTATGCGACCAACAAAGACACCATGATTCAATCTATCCCAGTAGATGGGTTTGGATCTGGTGCCGACACAATCAAGGCCGGCGAGATTGTCCAGGTGACCGGCCGTAACCGATTAAGCTTATCGACTCGCAACACCTTCACTGACGCGACCGGCGCAGAAATATTGTGGTCTGGCGTTGTAACGCAGGATGTTACCTTAAGTAGTGGTGCTGGCACGCTATTGGTCGCTGGTCCCGCCATTTTCGAGGCTAACGGCCAATATAATACTTCTGATTCTGCGCTCGCCGATAACGATGTTATTACTGTTCTCGGGTCGGCCTCTACTGTATATCAGCCTAACCTGTTCTACCATAAGCAGGCGTTTGGCATCGGTACGGTCCCGCTGAAGAAGCTGTTTGCTACTGATACTATCATGACTACTGAAGATGGCATGTCTATGCGTGTCACTAAGTATTCAGACGGTGATTCCAACAAGCAAAAGATTCGTTTTGACTTGTTGCCAGCTTACGCAACATTCAATCCTTTCTTTGCTGGGCAAGGTTTCGGCGTTTAATTACTGTTTGCCCCCGGTCCCCGGGGGCTTTAGGGCGCTACTATGGCTATATGGGTTAAGCCCTCGGGCTTAGAAATAGAGATTAATGATCGTGATGAGAGTATAATTAAGGCTGTTGAGCTCGGTTGGGTTCTTAAGAGAAACAATGGGGACAAAGGTTCCGGTGTTCCTGGATCTTCCGAGTGGCATGAGCGGGCCATTCTAGGAATGAGTTCGAAAGATGAGATTAAGGATTATTGTAATGATTTAAATGTGCCAGTAGATTTTAGGGGCGGCATAGACATTGTTAAAAGTAAGGCTATAGAGGCTATAATTAGTAATGACAACGGCGAATGATATAGTTATCGGCGCGGCTGAGGAGATTGCAGTCAAGACTGCCGAAATACCCCTGGAACCTGACGATTATCAGGTTATCTTTAATCGCATGAATGATATGCTTTCAGAATGGGCCGACGAGGGCCTTACCACGTCATTTAAGGTTGTATCTAATAGTACTGATACAGTGGATGTGGAGCGAAGTTCTGTAGCCGCTATTAAATACAATCTCGCTGTTAGGTGTGCTCCAGCATTTCAAAAGCTAGTTACACCGGCGCTTGAATCTATAGCAGAATCTACTCTAAACCGGCTTAAAGCATCGGTTGTCTTTATTGGAGACCCATCTTTTCCTGACACCCTACCCCAGGGTTCCGGAAATGACTGCCCTGATAGATTCCTTCAAGATAGATTCTTTGGACCAAATAAAAGCGAGAATTTCTAAATGGCGCGGATTCCCATCCCCCTTGGATTTAGTCACTATCAAACGGACAGTCTACCGTTCTCTGCCCAGAGGTGTGTAAACTGGATGCCGGTGGTGGCAGAGGGTGACGCGCTCAATGGCAGGCGTCTTTCTCAACCCCCTGGACTAAATCAGTTCGCGAACACACAAGGCGGGGCAGATAGAGGTTGCTGGGTTATGTCCGGCGTGCTGTACGCTGTTTCAGGAACAAAGCTTTATCGCATAGACTCTGATGGAACATCCACGGAGATTGGGGGCGTTGGTGGATTCGGTAGGGTTTCTATGGCCGATAACGGCCAGTTCCTCGTTATAGTTGTGCCTGGTGGCAATGCCTATGCATACGACAATGTGGCCGAGTCGCTTAATCGAATAACTGATACAGATTTTCGCCCATCTAACACGGTCGTGTATAAAGACGGGTACTTTGTATTTTCATCCAGTGATGGGGCGGTATTTTTTAACTCGGCTCTTAATAACCCTTTCGACTTCGATGCTCTGGATTTTGGCACAGCCGAAATAAACCCTGACAAGGTGGTGGCTTTACACGTAAATCATAATGAGCTTTTTGTGTGCGGCGAGGAAACTATTGAACTTTTCCAGAACGTTGGCGGGGCGGGGTTCCCGTTTCAAAGAATTCCCTCAGCGTACATACAAAAAGGGGTTTATGCTAAGTTTTCTTTGATCGAGTTTGATAACACATTCTGCTTTGTTGGCGGCGGAAAAAATGAGAAGGCGTCAATATGGAAGGTGTCTGGATCTTCAAGCGCTGTCCGAATATCAACAGAGTCAATAGATTCTGAGATACAGAAGTTTACAAGAGACGAGATTTCCAATTGTTTTGCGACAACTATGTCGTTCAAGGGTCAGTTTCTAGCGCTGTTTACATTTGAGTCTGAAATAATCCCTTCACGGACTTTTGTTTATAATGCCACTGCCTCGGCTATATCGGGCGGCAGCGTGTGGTTTGAGTTCCAATCTGGGCTTGTAGATAACAGGTTTAGGGTTAGCTCAATAACTTCCGCTTATGGCAAGCTGTTAGCAGGGGATCAGCATAGCGGGATAATAGGTGAATTTGACGATTCGACGCTAACGTATTATGGTGACCCAATCTATAGGGAGTCCACTAGCATGCCTTTCTCGCAGGGGGGTTTACCATTGTTTGCCGGAGACTTTGAAGCGACATTTGAGAGTGGGGTAGGATTGACGGGCGGATTAGACCCAAATGTACAGATGGAGTACTCAGACGATGGTGGGCGGACATTTGCATTTAAGACTACCCGTAAGATAGGTAAAATAGGTGAGTATGGCCATCGGTCTGTATGGCAGAGACAAGGTAGGTTCCCTGTTTCTCGCGTTATCAGGCTTATGATTACAGACCCTGTTAAGGCCACTCTTATAAGATTGGCTTCAACTCCTGAATCAGGAGTTTAATAGTGGCCGACATAATACCGCCAAGAAGAGGTGAGGAGCTAACATCGTCTGGTAGGGCTACTTTAAGGTTTGCGGATTATCTTGAACGGCTATCGGATACAGTGAACAGCTCGGCGTCTGATCTAAACGTGAATCGGAGATTTAACACTCTGGCGTTATTGTTCACATTAGAGAACAGGATAGGATCAGGTGACGCTTTAACCTCAGATGAAACTGGGTTTACAGTTGATAGCGAAAAATTAAGCGTTGATATGACAGAGGCATAACATGGCACAGCAGTTAATTAATGTTGGATCAGCGGCAAATGATAGGACTGGCGACACCTGGCGGGATGCTTTCATAAAAGTGAACGCTAATGAGACTGAGCTTTTTACCGCAGTTAATGCGCAGTCACTTGTCTATATAAGTCAAGAGTCGGACTTTCCAAATCAGGATGCCACAACTATAACCTTGGAGACGCTCACTATATATGTTGTAAGCCAAGCATTTACTACCGGTAAGAGGTTTATAGCGCAAGAAGGCGCTGTTATGACGTCCTTTAATATTTTCGGGCCAATTGTCACTTACACTGGGGCTGGGGCGATGTTTACAGCAACAGATGTGAACTTCAAGCTTGTTGAGCTTAATGTTGTATGCCCTTCCGCCCAAGTTTTCGATGTTACAGATTCTGTAGGCGGTGTATACTCGCTCGTAGTTAGCGGATTTAGGGCGCTTAACTGCTTAAAGCTTGGAACAATTAATAATTTGCTAGCTTTTGAGTTGTTTAACAGCTTCGCTATAACGTCGCAAGGTCTCGAGGTCATTGGTAATAGTTATAATGTATTTTCTATAAATAAGGTTGCCTATGTCACTACTTCAGCGGCCTTTATTGGTGTTGATCTAGGAACCTCGGTTATTAATAACATAGAAATACAAGATTTGATATGTGATGGGGTCTCAGGCAGCATAGGTATTTCTGGCCTTGCCAATAGCGGTAACGTACCTACAGGGAGAATAGCGGAGCTTTCTAACTCCAGCTTTAGCTCAGGTATGACGCCTCTTCAGAATATAACTGTTGACGATATTAGGTGGAGATTTACCGGAAACACTCCTATATCTGATACCTTTGAAGACGCGCTAATAGCCTTCAACGGTAATACAACGGAAACAGTTATATCCACAATAAATACCCCTGTAATAGTCAACGCCACATGGGTGGAAGAGAGCGCCTCTTTTTTTACCTCTACTAGCGGTGGGAGGTTGACTTATAACGGTGAGAGAGACGCAAGATTCCCCATAGATATCTCAGCGGGCCTAATAAGCTCGGGGGGCGGCGCGATAGATGTGAGCTTATATTTAGCGAAGAATGGTAGCGTAATAACTAACTCTAAAACACCTATTTCTATATCTGGATCAGACCCGCAAACCCTTTCAATCCCTTGGCAAGATGATATGTCAGAGAATGATTTTTATGAAGTTTTTGTGGAGAACAATTCAAATACCACAAACATAATTGTAGAGTACTGCAAATTGAGGATTAATTAGATAATGGCGGAAATCACCATGGTTGCTGGAAAGAAAAATTCAATAGCTGATACTATTGAAATATTCTACACAGCCGCTTCCGCCTCCACCGGCGGAGGCGGCGCAGTAATTACCGCCTTCACAGCGAGCAATAATGGCCCTGCTAGTGCGTACTATAAGGCTTACGTTTATGACGCGGCAGGTTCCATTGTTGATGCCATTGTGCCTCAAAAGATAGTTGTCAAAGATAGGTTTGATCTTGGCCCTTCGGTGGTCGGTCATATAATCCCCCCTGGGGGGTCTTTACGGATGGAATCCAATAATACCACTATTGCATTTACTGTTACGGGGAGAGAGCTATGATCTTCGTGGAAAATTTTCTCCCATCTTACCAACTTCTTAAGGCGCATTCACAAAATTCCAAGTTTTGTGATGTGGTCAATGAGGTGGATGGAGTAACATACCCCTACATATGTGACGATATACCTGATAAGATAACATCAGAGATGGAAAAAGGATTGTCCGAAGCGATGGGGAGGCGCATCAATATTAACGTCATATTCATGCGGAGAACCCCCCTTGGCACAGACGCCCCAAATCCCGTTCACTCAGATGCTTCAATGGGTGACTACAGTTGTATGTTATACTTAAATGACCGCAAGGGGGCGGGCACAAGCCTTGTGTACCATAAAGAGACGGGCATTGCTATTAACCCCGAGTCCCAAGTGCTTGTAGACTTGATAAATATAGATAGCGACGACCCGGGTAAGTGGGGAGTATTTATGTTTGCTGAGATGTGTGAAAATTTAGCTTTTATATTTAGATCAGACTTTCTACACCGAGCTGATCCAATCGAGGGTTTTGGCGAAGGCGCAAATTCAAGAACCGTTTTAACGTGCTTTTTCTCATGATTAGGGACGCAACAAAAGAAGATTTCGACCAAATCCTTGATTGTTGTGAGGAGTTTTGGGCATATACGCGATATAAGGAGCCTTTTTGCAGAGAACATACTAGGATGTACGTGCAGATGGCGTATGACCACGGCTTGCTCGCGGTTGTAGATATTGATGAAATAATTGTTGGTTTTGTTGCCGGTGTAAAGTCTGCATTAATGGGTAACCCAGACGTGCTGACGGGCACAGAATTAGCCTGGTGGATATCGCCAGGGCACAGAAAGAATATGCACGCTATAAAACTTTTGAAGTTTATTGAAGGGAAGGCGCAGGAAGCGGGGATAAAATATTGGAATATGGTTTCCATGCAATCTTCTATGCCTGAAGAGGTGAATGCGCTTTATGAGAAAATGGGCTATGAGCATTCTGAAACGAGCTATACTAAGGTGATGTGATATGGCGGTAACTACAGCCGCTGTCGTTGGCTCGGCCGCGACAGTTGGAGGCACGATATCGGCGAGGAAGGCCGCTAAGAGAGCTGGTCGGGCGCAGGAAAGGGCGGCGGAAGCAGGACAAGGGGAGGTTCGACGCCAGTTTGACATAACTCAGGAAAGCTTGAGGCCGTTCCGCGAGGCTGGCGAGCGTGCGTTAACTCAGCAAGAGGCTTTGATAGGGTTGTCCGGCCCAGGGGCTCAGGCAGAGGCCCTACAGGCGCTGCAGGAGTCCCCCGGGCAGAGATTTATCAGGAAGCGGCAGGAAAGAGCGCTGCTTCGAGGCGCTTCAGCTATAGGCGGATTAGGCGGTGGTAATGTCAGAACGGCGTTACAAGAGCAGGCGGCAGGATTTGCACTACAGGATATAGATAGACAATTCGGCAGACTCGGGCAAATTGCGGGGCAAGGGGTTTCTACTGCAGTTAGTGGGGGTCAATTTGGGCAGACCGCAGCGGGAAGGATTGCGAACCTTGGCACCACAGCAGCGGAGGCTAGGGCGTCTGGTATACTTGGCCGACAGGAAGCGACGGCCCAAGGCGTGGAGCAGTTGGTCGAACTAGGCGGGCAGTTGGCCGAACGAGGCGGGAAGTTTTTTGGAGGTGGGCAATAATGGGTATCTCGGCTAACCAATTTCAGCTTGTGCCTGATATCGCGGGGGCTTTAGGGCGAGGCGTTGCCGCAGGGCAACAGTTTAGACTAGGTCAGCAGAAGATAAAGGCACAGGAGCAGGCGATAGCTTCTGAAGAGTCTAGGGCTAGGGTGAGAGAGCAGGCGGGGCAGTTTTCCCGGGAGGCTTTGGCGGGGCGAGAGGGCGCGCTAGAGTCTGTAGCAGCCGTTGACCCTCAAAAAGCCCTAAGCATACAAGAATTTTTAGCTACTAAAGGCGAGGCAGAGAGAGAAGAGTTTAGGCGAGAAAACGAGGCGATGACAAAAGCCGCGCTAATCGCTAAGCAACTGCCTAGGGAGCAGGTCCGGCCTTTTTTGGAAAGCCAAAGAGATCGGGCTAGGGCGGCGGGTAGAAGCACCGAAAGAACGGACAGGGCTTTATCTGGTACTGATGAGGAGCTGTTCCGAGACATCGAGTTTCAATCCAGGGAGGGTCAGGAGATAGAGTCTATGGCTAAGGCGTTGTTTGGAGAAAAAGAGGAGTCGACGCCCACCACACTTGAAAGGAACCTTCGCGCCGCAGGACTAACGCCAGGGACTCCGGAATTCCAGGCGGCTGCTTTGCGAGCTGTTCAGAAGCCAGCCACGCGAATAGAGATAGGCGGGGAGAAGAAGTTTCAGGAGAAGCTGGCCGAAGGTCAGGCTAAGACCGTTGGTAGGATTTCAGAGGAAGCTGATGCGGCTATTGACGCCAATCAGTCTTTAGCCGTGCTTGAGGCTATAGATGTCGATACCGGAGCTTTAGAGCCTGCCAAACAAGGTTTGGCAGCGTTTGCACAGGCTTTCGGGCTGGATGCGTCCGGTATTGCGAATGTAGCAAAAGGCGAGGCATTTAACGCTGAAGCTAAACGGTTGGTTCTTGCCGTTAAAGCGACCCAAAAGGGGCCTCAGACTGATAAAGACGAGATCACAATCAGAAAGACTGTTGCAGACCTAGGTAATACTCGCGCCGGTAATCAATTTATTATTGACTCTGCAAGAGCTTTAAATAATCGCAAGATTGAACGTAAAGAGTTTTATGATAGATTTATCGAAGAAGCTGGTGGAAACTTTAAAGATGAAACTGGAAAGACAGCGGATAGGGCGTGGGCAGAATTTAAGAGAAGTACCCCTATGATATCTACAAACCTCAGAACCCCTGAAGGTCTCCCAGTTTTCTTTTATCGCTTTGAAGAAGCCGTAAGAAATGCGAACCCAGAAGCGACCAGGGGCGAAATCCTGCAAGCGTGGAAAGACGCAAACAGAGGATAATATGGCATTAATCATACCCAAATCAGTTGGCGGCACTGGGGAAGATGTAACTCCTGATCAACCGGTAGAGCCCATAGAGAGGCGTGCTTCAAACCTTGTAATACCGGAATCGGTTGGCGGACCTAAAACAGGGGTTGCGGTAGAGACTCGCGAAAGGGTTGGCGGTAGACGTGGTGCCGCACAGCGAAGACGAGAAAGGGTAACCGAGGCGGAACAGCTTTTATCAAGAATAGAGGCCGGCGAAATATCGGCCCAAGATTTGCCTGAGTCTCAGTTTGAGTCTGTTGAAAAGTTGAGGTTCGAAAGAATCCCAGAGATAAGTGAGGCGGGGATATCAGGCTTGACTGGCGCCGAAGGCTTGGAGGGTCTTCCCCCCGCCTTGGCAACCCTAACTACTTTTGACCCTGTAGAGTTTGGACAAATTTTGAAAACGCAATTCCCTCAGATTGGTATAGCAACCACTCCTGAAGGAAGACAGATCGCTGTGAATAATGAGACTGGGGCTGCTGTAGAAATAAACAAGCCTGGCCTAACTGGTATTGATGTTCTTCAAGGATTAGGTGTTGTCGCTGCTTTCACTCCTGCTGCAAGGGGTGCTGTTGCGGCCCCTTCAGCTGTTGGCGCACTTATAGGAAGAGAGGTAGCCGCCCCCACTGGGGTTAGGGTTTTGGCCGGAGGGGCTGGCGCAGCTGCCACAGAGGCTGGCATTCAGAAGGTTCAAGAGGCTACTGGCGGTGAATTCGACCCTGAGGATGTAGCATTAGCTGGTAGTCTTGGGGCTGCTGGCGAGGTTGCCCAACCTATTGTACAGGCGGTTGGTAGGGGTGCGGCAAGGGTTGTTCGAGGAGCAGAAGAAACAGCCGAGCAGGCCGCAAGGCGTGAGTTGTTGCAAGCTGAAGGGCTAGAACCAACGCGACCGCAGATTACAAGAGAGGCGACCGAGTTTCAGCAACAACAAGAACTAGCAAAGGCTAGCGGGCCGGTTAGGGCCAGACTGGAGCAGCAAGAAGCGAGATTACAGGGCGCTTTTGAGCAGAGGGCGACAGATACACAGGGCAATATTATAACTTCTACTTCAACGCCAATAGATGAGGTATTAAATAGATCCATAGATCTTGATCAACAAATATCCAATCTTTACAAACAGGCCAGATCAGTTTCGCCCGGCGAAAAGGATATTAGATTAGAGGGTTTATCTCAAAGGTTAAGGCAAATGGCCGGCGAAGAGAGAGCGTCAGGCGGTCTAATATCGTCTGTTAGAAGCAATCTGAGACAAAGGGGTATTATAGATGGAAAAGGTAAGGTTGTCGGGAGGATATCTGTAGACGTTGCTGAACAGGTTAGAAAAGATATTAACGCCCTGCATGACTCGCTGACTGATAGAGGGAGACAGTTATCAAGGCTTTTAAAAGATCGACTTGATAACGATGTATTTAAAGCGAGAGGAGAAGATATATTCGAACGGGCGAGGTCGGCTAAATCTGATTTTGAAAAAGGGCTATCAAGAGCGAAGATAAGTAAGTTTGATAAAAGACAAGCTAATCTTGTAAGAGATATGCTTGAGAATAAAGTCTCTCCAGATGACTTTGTAAACGATGTTGTTTTTTCGAAAAAATGGCGACCAGAAGATATTAATCAGCTCAAGCTTTACTTGAATCAAACTGACTCAGGTTCCCAGGCATGGAATGACTTAAGGGCTCAAACCGTTGATGAAATGAGAGTTAGAGCATTCACAGGCCCCCTTAGAGCAGACGGGGAGACCAAATCATTAAGTCGGGCAGGATTAGAAAAAGCGCTCGATAAATTAAGCGGGAAGGTTAACGTTTTATTCAACAAAGAAGAAAGGGACTTTTTTAACCGAATGAAGGAAATCGCTAGACTAAGGGAGCCACCACCCGCCACCTTTGCTGGTAAAGGCCCTTCTGCCCAAGCGATCAACCAGGCTAAAACTAGGTTTCCAATCCTCGGGCCTATAATTGACAGTCTAAGCGAATTTAGGCAAAGTAAGCTACTTTTGAAGCTACCAAGAAAGAGGGTTAGAAGAGGGACTAGGTTAAGAGTTCCACCACAGACCATCCAAGCAATACGAGTTGAGGAGTAATAATGGCTGAGCGTTTCATTTTACCACTAGCAGACGTTGGCGCAGGCATAAAGCCTTTCGACGGGGCTAAACTATTCTTTTCCGAGAGCGGCCTACCATTTGATACAGACCCGAAAAATACTTATTCTGATAAAACGGCCACAACCCCGAACGCCAACCCAGTGGTCGCTGATGCTAACGGGCTGTTCGGAGAGATATATCTAGTTGGTGCATATCGTGCGGTATTGAAAGATAAGAACAACGTTCAGATCTGGGAAGCTGACAACGTAACAGATTTCATTGGTGGTGATGCATGGGTGTTATTCTCAGGGGCTCCGACTCAAACCAGTGCAACCACTTTCACCTTGGTCGGAGATCAAACAAGCACGCTCACAGTCGGCACTAGGCTTAAGTTTGACGATTCTTCTACGCTTTATGGCATTGTAACTGCTAGCGTTTTCACAACCTTAACAACGGTTACTGTCAGTCTTGATTCTGGAAGTTTGAGCGGGTCTTTAAGTGCTGTTTATACTGGGCTGAGCACTACGATAGATAAGGCTATAGGTTCGGCGACCGTCTCGCATTTACAAAGCGATATAGGCAGTATATACGATCTTGAGAATATCCTCTATTCTGTTCCTGTTGCACCGCAGCTATTCGGTGCCGTTATGGACGGGGCTAGTGACGATTCCGCAGCCATTCAGTCCGCTATCAATACGGGTTTACACGTCCGATTCGGTAAAGGTACATACAGAATAAACTCCACCCTAAAGCTCGATTTTAATAAGTCGCTACAGTTTTCAGGTGTGTCAAGGCGTTTTTCTGTTATAGAGGGCGCGAGTGATGATTTATTTGATGTGGGCGATTCAAATGACGCTACTTTCTTTCACTTTTCGGAGTTGTATATTAAATCGGAGGTAGGCGGCGGCCACTGTTTTAATATGAACTTTGCCGGTGGGAACTCAATGTGGAAGATAGAGAACTGCAAGTTGGAGAACAAAAACACTGGCAAATCTATATGGAACCAGGTTGTTTCTTACAGCGGGGGCGGCATAGTTGAAAACTGCCATCTTGTGGCGGCAGTTGGGGCGACCGTACACCCATGGTTTGTTCAGTCATCAGAGGTAATTAACGGATGGGCTTTTAAGGATATAAGGGCTGATAACTCGAATGGTACAAAGCAGTTTTTTTATATCGATACCACTAGCGCGTCATCTTTTGTTACTAACATTTCTTTCCAGAATATTACTTTTGAGCTGACCAACGGCGGCATGATATGCGCAAAGGGCGCTAAACATATTCTTATAGAGAATGTCGGAGCGTACGACCTTAACGCGGCCCAGACAGGTCACGGGATTTTAATTGACCAGGGCGCAGGCGGGCTAAATTCGCAGCGGGTCACCCTAAGAAATATTCAGAAATCCACTACCGTGGGGTATAGTCTGAGTGCGGGAATACAGGACATAAAGCTAGCTAACACTCAGGCTTTTCTGATGGATAATGTTGATTCTAACACAGGGGCCACATTGATAGATTATGGCAATGCCAAGGGGGTGCATTTTAACACTCCATCAGCCCCCACGTATTTAAATGACTCATTCGTGTTGAAGTGTATCGGCGATCAGATTGATTTGCCCGGAGAAATCACCGCCCGCTCTTTTAAGCATGAAACCAGTAATATTGAGTGGGATGTTGGAAGCGGCTCGCCCGAGGGGGTTGAGACGGCTGAACCAGGATCTATTTATAGTCGCTCAGTACCAAGTGGTTTTCAGGCGCTTTATGTAAAATTAAGCGGGTCGGGAAACACCGGTTGGAATCTAACCCCTTGTATGGAATTTAGGGCTTCTTCTCAGATCCAGGATGCCACCGACAGCGTAAATACATCGGGCAAAGGCGAAGGAAGAGTCATATTCGATACCACTTTGCAAAAAATTCTTTTTGCGACCGGCTCAGGAGCAACAGCGACTTGGAAGAACTTCAATGGAACTGTTGAGCATACGCCTTCATAATCCGTTGGTATACCATACAGCCCAGAGGTTGGCGTTTAAAATTAGACCTATATAGTGATATATTAAATGAAAATAATCCCACCAATAAGAGGTTTTGATAAATGGGGGTCTGGGGAATACGGCGCAAAGCGTGGTAATCGCATTCATAAGGGCGTCGATGTGTCAGCCTATGCGGGCTCTGTAGTTTTGTCAGATATCAATGGCACAATCAAACGCATCGGATACCCTTATGACCCGACCGGCCCAAAAGGCGATTTTAGGCTATTAGAAATAATCGCAGGGGAAACGCTGCTAAAATATTTTTACGTTCGGCCACTGTTACCTGTTGGGTGTGAGGTTGAAAAGGGTGACGCGATTGGCGTGGTACAGGATCTTACCGAGATATACCCCGGAATCACAAATCACTACCATTTTGAAGTTTTGAAAGATGGTGAAAACGTAGACCCTATCAGTTGGGGGCGAGCGGGCGAACCATCATAGCCTATTAATATTTTATAATGGGGTAAGCCAAAACAAGGTTAGTGGGCGAATCTTCCAACTCATCCGAGGAATAATTCAAAGAGGTGGTAGTATGTGGCAATTACCGAAAGTACCGATTTTAAGTGAAATCGTGGGTTTGGGCAGGGAGTGGATTAAGGGTAAGCAGGAAATTAAAAAGGCAAAGACTGAAGCTGAAACTACAGTGATAGTTAATAGCGCTCAGAATTTGGCGGACTGGGAAAAGGTCCAGGCTAAAAATTCAAGGGATTCGTGGAAAGATGAGTACTGGACTATTATTTTATCAGTGCCTTTTTTAGCGGCGTTTAATGGTGATTGGGTTAAGCACATTCAAGCAGGCTTTCATGTGCTATCAACCCTGCCAGACTGGTATCAATACGCTTTGCTAATGAGCATTGGCGCTAGTTTTGGTGTGAGAATGAGTAGGATTTTCAAAAAATAAGGGGCGTAATAGCCCCTTATTTTTACACCAGTTTCTAGGTGTTACCCGCACACCTAGAATTAAACACGGCTCGTTCGCCTTGGCTTAAATTTTCCCATTTAACATACTTCCCACCTATCATCATTCCTTTACGGTCTTTTATCTCATTCCATGCTAACTCTAAGCACTCAGAGAAAATGTATTCGTGTGAGTCGCACACATTTATAAGAGAACTTATAGCGTTCTGGTAATTGCCTCTGGCTATGCTGGCCGCCGCTTTTGGGATAAGCCCTTCCGCTAAACTATGCCTATAATATAACGGGGACCTCGATAAATAAGCCGCGTTAACAATACACACAGCAATATCTCCGATGGCGTCCATACGCTCATTAGCATCTTTCGCAGTGAAATATTCGCCTACCTCCTCAAGCGCCTTGGCTTTCTGATGAGCTTCTGAAGACTCATCATAGATACCTCTGATGTTCGCCCAAACTTCTACGTTATTTTTAAACTCATTAAATATCATTGCAATGCCCCTTAATTAAAATGCTAATAGCGCAACGTAAACCTTCATAAAGACAAAATCCAGAGTAAAGCACCGCTATCGTAAGCATGGTGGGAACCATTAAAATTGACAAGGTGATTGATCTTAAACACAATATCACCCTATGCATAAGGCTTACTGGGGGCGTTATTCCGTCTTTTTCAAGTTTGTTTGTTGAATCGCCCGTTTTAAATTTACCTAAAATTAAATTTGTTTTTAAATCGTCGTTTGTCATAGTAGTTTCCTTCTTTCTGAAATTATGCCCTCAATGTGCTTTTCGATGTCCACCCACCTGGTAGCAACTTTCAGGTAATTATACTCGTCCCTATACCATGTAGCGTAGGCCGAAGGAGTACTAGCATGCCTGTATGGTTCGCACCCCCGCCCGTTTTTAAAATCCCTCGCGGCGGTCAAACGCGCCCTAAATTTAGTTTTCAGTTCATTACTCATAGTTACACTACCCCGCACCCAAAATCATGTTTAATTTCAGCCCTATTGCTATCACTATTAAAGCTATAAAGGCTAGCTCATACTTACTCACGCATCACCCTCATTAAGTCTTTGTGAGATCCTTTTCCAAACGCAATTTATACGCTCGGCCTCCAATTCTTGTTCTAACATCCTATCAAACTTTCTGATAGACTTTTTCGCGGTATCGTAGCAAATCCCCAAACTAGCCGCTATTTGAGTGACGCTAGCATCAAGATTGTAGAATACCATGCCGCACGAAATCGCCCTAGCCACAGACGTAGACCTACCTTTGTGCCCTTCTGCTCGATCAGGCTGTCTTAGGCCCAGCTCAGTATGTGTAATGAAATCTGCTTTTTGTATAAAATATAGCTTTTCACTGTCAAAATCATATTTATTCATATAGCCGCTCATGATAAAAACCCCAAAATTATAATTAAAAAGAATCCTAACGTTATTGTAGAAACTAACAACTCCCCAAAAAAATCAATTATTTTTTGCTTTTTCATCCTTGATGATCTCCTCACTTTTCAATTCGCACTTACCCTTAAGTTTTTTGGCTAGATATTTATGGCCAATCCCAATAAAAACAACATGAAACCAACCATCAATCACTACCTTTGAGTGTAGGAATTTGTGTTCGATTATCGTTTGATGTGTCATTTTTGAACCCCCCTAACCCCCTAGAAATGTAAATTACACCTGCCAAACCTAAGCATAATCCCGCTAAGAAATAATCTTTTACACCCTTCATTTTACAACCCCCCTATCTTGATCGACCCCATAAGTGACTTGTTCAGAGGGCTGACCCGCGCAACTCTCCGATGCACCTTGGCCGCAATCCCCCCTAAATATCTTTTCGATTCTCCTTAGTTCTGTAGTCCACTTGGGTTTTATCCAGACTTCTTTGGGCACCAGTCCCGCATACCTTTTTCTCAGTCTCTCCTGCCTCTTACTTTCGGCGTTACTCATAGCCATACTTTAGTTCTCCCCTATCGCCAGCTTTAATGTTACCAAAGTCTTTTATTGCTACAATTCGCAACATTCCATTTTCTTCAACTGTTGTATACTCCATCTTTATATCCCCTCTATTGTTGCTTCGATAGTTATTATTATACATCTATGACCAGTCATGTCAACACCTTTTAAAGTAAATTTTTTTTTTACGATATTAGCGCGTTTATCAACCTATCTTGTGTAGCTTCTTTATCCGATAAGACCCCCATAACACGCTCATCTAGGCAACCATTAGCTGCAATATGAACAATTCTAACCGGTCGCGTTTGGCCTTGACGGTGTAGTCTAGCGTTAAACTGCTGGTACAGCTCTAGAGACCAGTTAAGACCAAACCATACCGCTAGGGCACCCCCACGTTGCAAATTCAAACCGTGGCCAGCGCTGGCAGGGTGGGCCAATAACATTGGGGTGTCGCCATCGTTCCATTTTTTAACTGTTTCGGGGTTGTTGTCTAGTACCACGGCGGCGGGGAACTTGGCTTTTAATCTCTCCAAATCTGTTTTATAGTTATATGCCACTAAGATATTTTCCCCGGCGTTATCTTCAACGATATCAGCCAAGGCATCGAGCTTGGCCTTGTGAACTTCTCGCCAGTTTTTCATATCATCGATATATACAGCACCATTGCACCACTGTAAAAGTTTATTAGCTAATACGGCAGCGGTGGACGCCTCAACAAATTCACTATTATCCAGCTCCACTAGGAGTGTTTTCTCGAAATCAACATAAGATTTAAGCGTTGCGGCTGGTAAATCGACTTTTTGCACCAAATCAATTCTTTCTGGTAAACTCAAGTAATCTTCAGCGCGCATAGAAATAACTCGATCACTTATCAGCTCATGTATATCTTTCTCAGCTCCTTTTCGTGGCTCATGCTTATACCCCATATAACCTGAAGACTCAAAAAAGCGCTTTTTGTAGTTGGTCATTGTGCGCCCCAGTACCTGACCAAAATCTATTAGATACATTTGCGGCCACAAATCTAATAAACCATTGGGCGCGGGGGTGCCTGTTAGTAAAACCATATAGTTAGTTAAATGTAAAACCGATTTCAAAGACTTAAAGCGCTGGGATTTTGGCGACTTAAAAGAACTTGACTCATCAATAACGACCATATCAAAAGGCCAATCCTGACCATACAGATCAACCAACCATTTTATATTTTCGCGATTAATTACATGGATATCGGCGGGCTGATTCAATCGTGCGAGTCTATCGCGTTCGCCCCCTGTAGAAACGGTAATCCGCAAATGCTTTAAGTGTCTCCAGTTTTCGGATTCCTGTTTCCATACAGTGTTAGCTACGCGTAAAGGCGCAATAATTAGCACACTGGAAACGGCGAATGAATCCAGCAGATCAGAAACGGCGGTTAATGTGGAGACAGTTTTACCTAGCCCCATATCTAAAAATAGGCCGCATCGCTTTTTTTGAATAATAAAATCAACGGCTTTTCTTTGGTATTCATGTAGATTATTCCGGGAAAGCATGCGCACCCCCTAAACTATCAATCACCCTAACGTCGCAGCCTAGCGCGCGTCGCCTCCCATGATCTAAGGTTTGTTTAGGCGTCGGCTTTTTGCCTGGAGCTTTTACTTCAACAAAAATAATCCTCCCACCGGGTAGTGTCACCAGTCTGTCTGGTACGCTTCGCTTGCTTGGACTGGTGAACTTTTCGGCAGTCCCACCAAGGGCCTTAACGCGCTTAACTAAAGCATCTTCAATCGTCTTTTCGAGCATGACCTACCTCACTTAATAATTTTTTAGCGGAATCAATATAGCGGTAAAAATCAACATCGTTCGGCATAGATTGTGGCAGCGTCATAGCTGGCCTTGCGCCGTCCGACTTAGAAACCTTATTGCTATTTTTTTTGTAGGCAATGTTTTCATCTTTGCCTACCCGATCAGAATAATAAAACCTAACCGCTTTACCCAAATAGCTATCACGCCAGACAGCACCGCCCGTAACGCGTCTAACAGTGCAAAATTCGGAAATGTCTTGACAACCGCGTATTGTTTTTTCTATTGGCTCACCAGTGGCGATAAACACCCCTACGGCTTTTGGGATTATCGGCGTATCAGGATTTTTCATTAGCCCAGTAGGAGCAAAAACGCCCTTACCTTTGTGTGATTTATCAGTCTTAACCGCCACGTAGTTGTTAACATCACGACTAGCTAAACGTAAGTATTCAGTTCTTTCCAGTTCATATGACGTGTCTAACATCCATTCAAACGCAACCTCACGCAACACGGAGTCAAGCGACTTATCACAATACGTAACAATACCGTCCGTGTTAGCGCTAACAACATGAATCCCGCGTTCGTTCAACCGTTCGATTAGCATTAAAAGCGCTAATTGGCCGGTAATGGTTGTCTGAATAAGCAGCTCAGGTGAATAGAGTGCCGACCACTTGGAGCCAAGCTTTCCGAAACTACCATTGACGCATATTTTAAGCGTGTCTGCGGTCACCTTATCGCCTACCCGTTTCGCTTCTAGTCTTCGCTCCACAATGCTCTGGTACACCCTCAAAAAGGGTTCACCCATAGATCGTGGGGCTAGTTTTTGTTGTAATATTATGTTCGGGTAGTATGAGGCCACATCATAATCCACAAGCTGATTGTCGGTGCCTTCCACGTTAATGTATTGCTTTTTTTCGCACGAATGCAGTCCACCTATACCCATTTGATAAGCTACGCCCGAAACCATGATAGGTTCGCTTTTCAGCCAGTCGGGCAACTTCACTGAACCGTTGGCGGCCAAATAAAACTCAGTTTCTAGGATTTTATTAAAAACCGTTTTTAATGCTGGCGAGGTAAAATCAATTATTTTGGGGTTTTTATAGCGGAAGACTTCTTGGCTTATAACGGGCCTGTACGCTGTCTCGCCCGTTATTTTTTTGTACTCGGATTTAATGACCGACTCGGCAATTTGAGCATCAGACTTGCTACGCAAATCAATGTTGTATTGTTCGGACATTGAGCGGCGCAATTCAACTTGTTTTTTCAGACTGTTGTATAACTCCAGTGTTACCCTAGTGTCATCCTCGATGCAATAGTGCCGCAGCTTTTCCGCTTCTCGCTCGCTTATAGTCGCGTCGGATTCAATAGGTAGATCTTGTATTGTCTTGGTGCCCATTCTACCGCCGTAGATTTTAAGGCTTGCTTTACCTGGAGCAACTTCAATTAAGTCGATATGATCCCAGCTTTTTGGGATCGTGACTTTCTCAGTTTTTAAGATCTGCCAGGTAGGTGTTTTACTGGTAATTATCTTATCAGATAGCGCTTTCAATTCGGCGTTTGACGCGCCAGCAATAAAGGCTGATATTATAAGTAGGTCATAATTTAAACCGTTAAAACTGATTGTAGTATTCTTAACCATTAGCGACATTACCTTGTTGCGGGCAACGGTAGGTTCCGCGTCATTAGTCATTTCCACAAAATAAGTTTCGTTGGTAGTGGCGTTACGAATGCCAAGGAGGAAATAGTTTTTATAGCATTCAACGTCGATAATAAACTCGCTCATGGGAGTAGCCCTTTCAAGTTTAAGTTTAAGTTTAAGTTTACATGAAAAAAAGGCACCCAGAAGGGTGCCGAGGGTAGGGAAATTAAGAAAAAAAGTCGTCGTCGTCGTCGTCGAAAGCGTCGAAATCGTCTTGTGAGGCTGTAACCCCATCGGCGAATGGCTCGCCATCTTTAAAGAACTGCACGCCTAAGAGGTTGGCGTTAATACGCTTGCCGTATCCGTTATTTTGAACCCAAAGTTCGACCACTGCGTTTACATATGCGCCAGCGTAAAGCTTTTCATCTTCTTCGCTTAGCTGTGATTTGTCTCGGTCAATAAGCATGGGTCGCTTGTTGTTAGACGCCTTTAGGCTCATACAACCGGCATAACCTGCGTATTCAAAATCGTCACCATCTTTTAGACATATCCTATCGGGAGAAAGCTTTACACCTTTCAGATCGTTTTTTATTCGCTGTGATATATCTGATTTTATCTGTTTTATCAATTCCCCGTGGGATTCTTTACATAGTAAAAAAGTTGCCTCGTATTTAGTTTCCACACCATCAAAAACTGCTTTGCGGAATACTGAGGGAAAGGATAAACGTACGTTTTTCAATTTGATTTTCATTGCTAAATCACCTTTTCAGTTCAAAGTTTATTTAATATCGTTTTACCGATAAGATCAATTATATATAGGTTTTCACATTTGACAAGCTTTAAAGCTACAATTTGTCTTTTTCCAGTTCGTTGTGTGCTAAACGAACAACGCCCACGGGGTTGGAAGAAAAAATTATTTTTTCCAGTGCGTAGCTTGCCGTTGCGCTTTTCCCGCGAGCTGATTTTAAGTGCTTCTTAGCTATACGTTTAACTTGCTTTGTAGGCTGATCGTTTAAATACGTGGCTAGCGCCATATCTAACACACAATCAAATAACGTGCCGTTGCTCACTAGTCGAAATCCTCTTTGGTTATGTTTATAGATGGGCGTTTGTCTGATTCTGGTACCAGTGTTGGTTTGCCAGTGCCTTTTACTATCAGATCACTAATGGACTTAGCTTTTTCTTTACCCAGTCTTTTTTCCGCTTGCGGAGGTGTCACCAGCTTTGTTATAAAAGCATCTTCACCGAGCAGATCCGACAACTTTTTTTCCGCTATATCTTGGTTAATCCATGACCTCGACGAGCGGCCAGCCACCAGTTTATATCCAGGGAACCCCTCACCATCAGTTAAACGCTGCTTAATCAAATCTTCTACGGCATCCAACCAACCGATGATCAGCTTTTTATTGTTTAAAGCGGTTCCTAATTCGTCGTCGCCGAGTGAGTCCAAAGGATCATCGAATAGTGACAACACACTATCATCAGTTAGTTTTTTTAGCGCGGGGCAGGTTGCTTTCGCTTTGCACCAGCGGCATTGAGACTCCCCAGGTACGCGAGGGGCGTCATCTTTTAGCGCTTCTTCCGCTTTCTGCTGAACCATCGCGCCAAACTTCAATAGCTCTGGCACGCTAATGCACCAAGTCTCGATATGATCTAAGCGTGGCTGAACAATCGTAATGTCAATTTGATTTATGTCGCATAGGCCTGAGGCAAAAGAGTAAGCACCGAGTGCGTATAGCATCGCCTGAGAATTGTTCTCTGGCGATACTACCACACCTTTACCATACTTAAGGTCTATGACGTGCAGCGTGTTATCATCGATTACTATTGCATCGCTAGTGCCGAAACCCTCAGGCACCCAGTCACTGAAATCAACTTTTTGTTCGATGAGTCGATGGCCTTCAATTGATCGGACGAAATCACAGTAAATACTCACAGAATCGACCATTTCTTGATCGACTTTTATTTCTGGCCATTTCTTAAAAGTTTTTCCGAGCCAATCCCCCACTGGCCGCCCAAGCGTTAAAGCCTGCTCAGCTAACTCATGCGCCACTGACCCTTCATTTGCAAAAGTACTGCTTTTATCCTCAATCCCTTCCTCAGCTTTAACAGACCCAGGGCAAGCGATCCATCGACTTGAGCCGCTAGCGCTTAGCTTCGCGTGTTGTTTAGTCATTCTATAACCCCCATCAAGTTAGCGCCGCTCAAGTATGTGCCCTCCAAGTAAGCGCCTCTCAAGTTAGCGCCCTCCAAGTTAGCGCCCTCCAAGTTAGCGCGTCTCAAGTTAGCGCCTCTTAAGTACGCGTCTCTTAAGTTAGCGTACTCCAAGTTAGCGCCTATTAAGTTAGCGCCTCTCAAGTTAGCGCCTATTAAGTTAGCTTTTGATCCACCATTGCCAGCTAAAAAATCTAGATGCAATTTTAAGATTTTTTCCAATTCGTCTTTAGTCATCTTATAACCCCTTCCAAGTTAGCTTCTTCCAAGTTAGCGCCTCTCAAGTATGTGCCCTCCAAGTTAGCGCCCTCCAAGTTAGCGCCTCTTAAGTTAGCGCCTCTTAAGTTAGCGCCTCTTAAGTTAGCGCCCTCCAAGTTAGCGCCCTCCAAGTTAGCGCCGCTCAAGTATGTGCCCTCCAAGTTAGTGCCTATCAAGTAAGCGCCTCTCAAGTTAGCGCCTCTTAAGTTAGCGCCTCTTAAGTTAGCGCCTCTCAAGTTAGCGCCTCTCAAGTTAGCGCCCATCAAGTTAGCGCGTCTCAAGTTAGCGCCCATCAAGTTAGCGCCGCTCAAGTCAGCGCCGCTCAAGTATGTGCCCTCCAAGTAAGCGCCTCTCAAGTTAGCGCCCTTCAAGTTAGCGCGTCTCAAGTTAGCGTACTCCAAGTTAGCGCCCTCCAAGTCAGCGCCTTCCAAGTTAGCGCCTGTCAAGTTAGCGCCTATCAAGTTAGCGCCTATCAAGTTAGCGCCCTCCAAGTTAGCGCCTATTAAGCACGCGGCATCCAAGTTAGCGCCTCTCAAGTTAGCGCCTCTCAAGTTAGCGCCCATCAAGTTAGCGCCCTCCAAGTTAGCGCCCTCCAAGTTAGCGCCTCTTAAGTACGCGTCTCTTAAGTTAGCGTCCTCCAAGTTAGCGCGTCTCAAGTTAGCGTACTCCAAGTTAGCGCCTATTAAGTTAGCTTTTGATCCACCATTGCCAGCTAAAAAATTTCGATGTAATTTTAATATTTTTTCCAATTCGTCTTTAGTCATTTTATAGCCCCTTACCCAATTACCCAATTACCCAATTACCCAATTACCCAATTACCAATTTTTCGATTTGCGCTTTTAAGTTCGCAACCTTTTCAAGCGGCACTTCATGCATAAACCTTGCTCCCGATGCCTGCAATAGCCGTTTAATATCGTCTTTTAGGTGGCGGTTTTCGCGTACAATTTCAAGGACATAGCGTTGTAGCTCATCTAAGCTAAGCGATTCAGCTTTAGGTTCGGTTTTAGGTTCAGCTTTAGGTTCGGTTTTAGGTTCGGTTTTAGGTTCAGCTTTAGGTTCAGCTTTAGGTTCAGCTTTAGGTTCGGTTTTAGGTTCGGTTTTAGGTTCGGTTTTAGGTTCAGCTTTAGGTTCGTCTGGCTCAACTGCCTTAGCCTTGGCCTTGGCATAGCCAAGGGATTCTAAGTTGAGATTCAAAACCTCAACATTAAGGTTCATTCTTTCGATTGCAACCGTTAACGACTTAATTTCATTTTCCAACATTGATTTTTCCTCGTTTGTTGTATAAGTTATGCTTATACTATATCAAGAATTCGGAGGCGACAAGTATGATTTCAGAGATTATTGATTATTTTGGGAGTGTCAGCAGATTGGCCGAGGCATTAGGTGTTAGCCAACCGGCAGTTAGCCAGTGGATTACGAAAGGGGTTCCCCCTGGTAGAGCGATACAGATAGAGCTTATGACGTGTGGGAGGTTCAAAGCGCGGGAAATTGTAAAACTAAACGACGATAGAGGGACAATAGATGAATAAACAAAAGATAACAATTTCAACCGGAACAGAATTCGGGACTGTTAAAAAGCTGGTGACTGATTGGGGAAAACTCGCACGTAATTTGAGCACACACAAGCAGGTTGATCAAAAAGGCGGCGCGTACTTTGTAGGTGGGTATTTTTCGGGCGCTCAGCGTAAAGAGGTCGATTTGCAAGCTATGAGCGTGCTTTCACTGGACGTCGATAAAGTGGCGTTAACGGTTGATGAGATCGAATTGTCATTGATGATGAGCATTGATGGCGCGTTCGTAGCGTATAGCACGTACTCACACGGTGTCGGGGGGCGTTCGTCGGTGAGGGTGGTTATGCCATTATCAAGGGAGGTTACCCCAGATGAATACCGGCGTCTATCGCGCAAGTTTGGTGAGGGGGTGGCGCTACCACTCGATGAGTGTTCTTTTAAGCCTAATCAGGCTATGTTTGCGCCTACGTGCCGAGACTTAAGCATGGCGTGGTCGATAGTGCAAGAAGGGGGGCCGGTTGATGTCGGGCAGTACCTTAGCTCGTTCCCAGTAGTGGTTGATGAGGCCGACGACTTGGAAACAATGCTATCTGAAGCGCCGCTTGAAATTGATCAGTCTGAGATCGATGGTTATTTATCTGCTTTCCCCGCCAGCGGCACAGATTATAACCAATGGGTTATGGTTGGCGCGGCTTTACATCACCAGTTCGGCGGCAGCGATGAAGGCCTAGCGATTTGGGACCAGTGGAGTTCAGATGACGCGCAGCGCTACGACGCGGCGGCCATTAGCACGAAGTGGCGTTCTTTTGGCCGATCAAATGCTGTTGTGACTTTTGCTTCGGTTATTTACGCGGCAAAAGAGGCCGGCGGTTTCGCGGCTTCGGGTAGCTTCGAGGCACTGCTAGAAGGTGCTAACAGTGTCGAAACGCTAGACCAGTATAGCGACTATAAAGAGCGCGTGGCGGCAATGTCTGGCGCGATACTACAGGACGACCAGCGTGCTATGTTGGCCGCACGTATAGCCAATGGCTTTGGTAAAGAGGTCGGGATTACCAAAGGGGATATAAAAAAGGCGCTAGCGCCGCGAAAGAAGCCGCGAGATGTCAACGCGACAATTGACGGGCCTAGCTGGTTAGAAGATTGGGTTTACTGTGAAACAACAATGGAATTTGTCAACACACGTTTAGATTACGCGATTAAGCGCGAAGCTTTTAACGCTAAATTTGACCGTGAGGGTGAGTGCGTAACCGCAGAGATGAGTGCATCCCAGTATGCGTTGAACGCCGTTAAAATAAAGACTGTTGTTGATGTTATGTATTGGCCTGGTGCCAGTAGATTGTTTGAGCACGAAGGAAAGGCGATGCTAAATACGCACGTCGATCGAGGGGTTAAGCCACTGGTGCCGGTAGAGGGATCGGGAGTTATCAATCGGTTTTTACAGCATGTTGCATTGGTGTTGCCGGACGAACGAGAAAGAGAAATTCTGTTGGATTGGATGTGTTTTGTTTGTCAAAACCCAGGGCAGCGCGTTAATTGGGCGTTGTTGCTCCAGGGTGCTCAGGGTACAGGCAAAACCTATTTTGTTAATGTTTTACAAGCGGTGCTTGGTCGTAACGTATCGAATTTGGACCCTAGTTCGATAGCCGGTAGGTTTACAGGATGGGCGCATGGCTCCACTGTTGTAGCTATAGAAGAGATTCGGATCAGTGGAACTAATAAGTATGAAATTTTAGACAGAATGAAACCCTTTTTAACTAATGAGACGGTTTCTATAGAGGAAAAAGGGCGGGACCATAGAACAGTGCCCAATTTTTCATCATATTTTTTGCTAACTAACCACGCCGACGCTATACCTATTGGCGTGGGCGATAGAAGATATTGTGTGTTGTACTCGGACGTGCAGAGCGAAGGTCAGTTGTACGATGTGATGGGTGGGAAAGAAGGTAACGAGCGCTATTTTGACGATCTTTTCGGCGATATCAATAGCGAGCGTGGGGCGGGCGAGTTGGCGTGGTATTTAAAAAATCGCCAGGTATCGTGCAATTTTTCACCGCGAGGTCGAGCGCCTGAAACCAAGGCGAGGCAAGCAATGATCAACCTATCTGTAAGCCCAGATAGGCAGCTACTAGAGGATGCGATAGCAGAACATGAGTGTTGCGTGATCAATGGAGATATACTGGATGTTACATGGCTTAATGAAATGTGCAAGATGGGTGATAGCGAGCTACCTAAAACACGCACAATTAGCGCGATCTTACTAGATATGGGATATGTACAGATCGACCAGCGGCGCGTAAAAATCAAAAAGGATAGGCGCAATCATTACATATGGTACCGGCGCGGTTTTGATCAAAGCGTCGCTATCGAGCGTTCCAAGGGGTTCCACGATGACCCGCACTTTGCCCCTTTTTGATTACTTTTTGATCTTAAAAGATTTGGGGCGCAATAGGCTTTTCGCGCCCCACATTGCGCCCCACATTATACACTATACAAATATACAGTATGATCAAAATTTAAACAGTTGTATAAATTTTGATCATAAGGCTGTATATACAACCATACTGTATATAAGTTGGGGCGCAATAATCGCGCCCCAAAATTATTGCGCCCCATATTGCGCCCCAAGCATAAGTTACTGTTTTTATTATCTTTATTACTCTTTGGGGTGCAAAGGGTCCAATAATATAGAAAAACTGCTCAGCAGCTATATAAAAAAAATATAGGGTATAAATACGTAATTATTTTTTTTTATAGGGTAGCTGAGTAGTACAAGGATTATTGCGCCCCACGCGCCCCATGGGATTATTGCGCCCCATGGGGGATTGTTTACAAAAAATACGTTGCCTCCTTAGTGGTCAGTTGTATAATAAGTTATGCTTATCAGCAAGTGGCCACTACGGTGGCGCGAAATCAAAAGGGAACCGGAATGAACAAATACTTAAGAGAGATTACTCCAGGTGTATATGTGGACGTGTACGACGTCCTAAAAGCTTTTAACATCACGTGCCCAGCTATGGCTCATGCGATTAAAAAGTGTCTTGCAGCGGGCCAGAGGGGGCACAAGGACGCGGAGCAAGATAAGCGTGAAGCCATAGAATCTATCGCCCGATCAATTGTGCTTGGCACCCATGATAAAACTTGACAAGCGTAAGATTGTAGAACTTGACAAGCGTAAGATTGTAGAACTTGACAAGCGTAAGATTGTAGAACTTGACAAGCGTAAGATTGTAGAACTTGACAAGCGTAAGATTGTAGAACTTGACAAGCGTAAGATTGTAGAAATATGACTGATAAAGCTTGATTAATATATAAACTGCTGCAACAATGAACAGCCACTTTCTATAAAATTTAAGGTGTGCAAATGGTTGAAAAGTTAGCCGGCATTGTGGGGGCCTTGGAGCCCCCACGCCTAAAAGGGGTTCTAACCGCTATTTCTCTTATCCTTTGTTGTAGTACTAGCGCTTACATAGGGCTTTTAGAAAAGATAGATGAAGGTGATAAGGCTAACCGCCAAGAGTTAAGCAAGCTTAAGGAAAACATGGGTGCCGTAGAAAAAAGTAGCGATAGGAATTCAGCTTTGCTAGAATCAAATTTTAAGCTTTTAGAAATGATTCGGCAGGATGTGAGAGAGATTAGAGAGCGTGCCAAGTAGCCATGTTTAGCAAAGATAACCAAGAGCATTTATTAAGTTTAAAATCAGAGGTCACTGTTGACCCCGCCGGTGTGGGGTACTCAAGCGATATAGATAACCCAAAATCAATTCTAAAAAAATTAAATTCGCCAGACAGTAACCCTAACGGCTCGACGACAAAGCGACCGTCTAGTGAACTGGTCGCGTCACAGGTCGCTTTGTCGGTATACCCTATAGAGTTTCAAAGCCTTTCCGAGTATGATAAATGTATCGTTAAATCGATGCTATATCAGCCTGATAGCGTAACATTCGGGGCTTACGAAAAAAGATTTTTAGAGATTTTCGGGGTTAATAGCGTTACGGTGTCTACAATGCAAGATTTGCAGGTAGAGCCTGCAAGCAGGGCGCAAGATTTATTCGGCTATGATACTACGATAACTTTAAAAGACTGGTTTGCGGCAAGAGATAGCTAACATGGCGATAAGTACAGACGCGAGAATAAAATTTTTTGGTACGAGAGATAGCCTTGACGATGGTTCGACAAGCTCGGTGACGGCTGGCTCTTACTCAGTGGCGGCGGACATTGCCACTTGGACAAATGACGACGACACAGAAAAGGCAACAATCGATATATCTGTGACTTTTGCCACGGCACCTACCGCAGGCGACACAATCAGGCTTTATATGAGAAAGCTTAATATCAATGGCACTAACGACGAGTCAACCCCGGACGATGACAATCAAATGTCATATGTCGGGTCTGTAGCGATAGATAATGTTACGAGCGCCCAATATTTTGCAGTTGAAGTTGATTTGGTGGCAGTGAAAAGTTCTCAGCAGTATGAATTTTATTTGGCTAACAACGCGGACCAGACGATCTCAGCCGGTTGGACCGCTAGCATAACGCCAATTGCTTTTGGCCCTCACGCATGAGATTAGATAGACGACACCCCCTATACCCGCATTTAATCGGGTGTTGGTTCTCTGATGACCCCGCAATGAATAATCTGTGCACGCCTCACCAACTGAATTCTGTAAATACCAGTTCATCTACTACGCCCGCACCAGTTGGTGGGGGGATAAGATTGGATTCTAGTTGTGGTTTAGTTACTAATACAGACCAGCCAGACCTTGACGCTGATTCCTGTTATTTCTGGCAGATAAAATATAAATTGAGGTCTTCTATAGCCAATTCCAATGTAATATTCGGTAACCGATACAATAGCTACTCCGGTCTGTTGCGTTTCTTTAAAATAACTGAGAATAACGTGGAATACTATAATTCTGGTAATGATCTTAGCATGCGTCACCCTAACACCGCCGGTGAAACTTACGACCTTTGGGTAGTCAAAGAGGGTTCTAATTTTACGATGTATCTGGACGGCGAGATACACGCCACAGACACTTCTAGTAAGACACTAAGCCGGAATCCGGTTTTCATTGGTAATGGGCGTAATAACGCGATCCAGGAGGCTACAGATATAATTGTATACCACGCGATGCATGGCGCTGTGGCACCAAATCACTCTCAAATTCAGCAACTATACAACAACCCTAGGGAATTGTTGTATAGTGCTAACAATGAGGATTATTTTTTAAAATCTTCATCCCCACCAGTGGTTGGTAGCGCATATGATGAATATTACAAATCACTATTGACCGGAGCGAGTCTATAAATGGAAAAAAACACAGCAGGTAAGTGGGTGGTTTTCGCTTACGGCTTGCCGGACCACGCCAGCGCAGGCCAAGCAATAACAGGCGACGCGGCAAACATAACGGCTAACATTCGAATTGACGGGGGTGCAGCCAATGCCGTCGATGACGTAAACCCCACCGAACTAGAAGAGGGTTATTACGTTTTTGACATTACGGCGGCAGAAGCTAATGGAGATCTTTTATCGATACACCCTACAAGCGCAACGGCTAATGTTCAGGTGATCGGCGTACCTGGGGCGATCTGGACCCGACCAGCGAACTTCAATGTACTGGGTATTGCATCCGATGGCGACATATCAGGCAATGTGGATGGTAACGTTGTTGGGTCAGTAGCTAGCGTTACCGGCGCAGTGGGTAGTGTTACCGGCGCAGTGGGTAGTGTTACAGCAACGGTTGCGGCTAACGTTACGCAATTAGGTGGCGTTACGCAATCGCTCACAGATTTAAAAGATTTTGCGGATTTAGGCTATGATCCTGCTACAAATAAGGTTCAGGGAGTTGTATTGGTTGACACGACCACAACTAATAGCGATATGCGTGGCACAGATAGCGCAGCGCTTGCTTCAAACTGGACGGCCACACGAGCGGGGTATGTTGATAACCTTAACGGTCACACGGCGCAAACGGGCGACAGTTTCGCAAGGCTCGGGGCTCCGGTGGGTGCGAGCCTTAGCGCAGATATAGCGACAGTGGACTCTAACGTTGACGCTGTTTTAGTTGATACTAACGAGCTGCAAAGCGATTGGGTTAATGGTGGCCGGTTGGATTTAATTCTTGATGAGTTAACCGCGCAGGGCGACACAAATGAAACTAAAATAGATACGATAGATGCCAACGTTGATGCTGTTTTAGTCGATACTAACGAGCTGCAAACTGATGACGTGCCGGGATTAATTGCGGCGCTAGATGTCGTTGTCGATAGGGTGGAGCTTGACACGCAGGACATACAAACGCGGCTACCTGCGGCGCTTGTTAGTGGGCGCATGGACTCGAACGCGAGCGCTATAGCGGGCGATGCCACAGCAGCGACCAATTTATCATCATCCGTACTTGGTATAGTCTCGGGAGCGTGCGAAGGTACGCCAACAAACACAGTGATACAGACCGACCTTGCAGAATCCACAGACGATCACTATATAGGTCGTGTAGTTGTATTTACGAGTGGTGCAGTAGCAGGTCAAGCCACTGACATTACTGATTACACGGGATCGACAGGCACGCTAACAGTAACAGCGCTTACGACAGCACCGAGCGCCACAGATAACTTTGTGATAGTATAATGGCCAAAACGCGGTTAGGATTATCAGGCATAACGCGAGCACCTTATGGCTCATTCGCTGGTAAAGTTGTAATTATTATAGTTCCCCCGTCTGTACCTGTTTCGAGCGGGGTTTTGATAAGCGGTGATAGTGTTAATCGGGGAGTTTTAATGGACTCCACCACCGGCGGCGCGGGAGTTTTAATGGACTCCACCGCCGGTGGCGCGGGAGTTTTAATGGGTGGTAATTTATGAGTGGGTTAAATGTCGGTGAGGTGGGTCAACCACTAAGAATAAATCTGTCGGAGGATATTAGCGCTGCAACAAATGCTACGATAATAGCCGAACCGGAAATAGGGGAGAAGAAGGAATTTATCGGCACTATTCCAAACGTCCCTGTCACCGTTGGAGGTGTCACTATCGCCGCTAATGAATATGTCGAGTACGTGACTTCTAGTGAGTCGGACTTGGACTACAGTGGAAGGTGGAGAATGAAGGCTAAGTTGAAATTTTCACCTTCCGATATCAGGCAAACCGACTTTTCGATTTTTAGGGTTAATCCATGAAGCTTACAAGCAAACAAAAGCTATTTTGTGAGTACTATGTCTCTAACGGGTTTAACGCGACACAGGCGGCAATAAGCGCGGGCTACTCCGAGAAAACCGCAAGGCAGATAGGGTTCGAGATCTTAAAAAAGCCTGATGTATCCAAATATATAGAAGATTACAAGAAAAAGGTGGCTAAAATCGTCTTAATAACGACTGAGGACGTTGTTAGGGGGCTGATGAAGGAAGCGTTTGGGGAATGTGAGGATTCGACATCGGCAACTAGAATAAGCGCCCTAAAGGCGCTATCCGATTATACCGGTGGGTTTGACGCTAACAGGACTACACAAGTTAACGTTGATATGACGCACGAGGAGTGGCTGAGATCATTGGATTAGAGCAAAGGCAGCGACTTAAGGATGACTATGAGTACTATGGTAAAAACTGCCTGAAGATACGTACGAAGAATGAGGGACTATCGCCGCTTGTGCTTAACTCCGCGCAAGAGTATGTACATTCCAAGATTGAAGAGCAGAAAGAGCGTACAGGAAAAGTTCGCGCAATAATATTGAAGGGTAGGCAGCAGGGCGTTTCCACTTACGTTGAGGGTCGTTTTATGTGGAAAGTTAGTCATAATAGGGGTGTGCGTGCGTTTATACTAACGCATGAAGCAGAATCCACCAACGCAATATTTGAGATGACCGAGCGCTATTATGATAACCTTCCGCGCTTCGTTAAGCCTTCAATATCAGCTTCAAATGCCAAAGAATTGCAGTTTGCCGACCTTGATTCGGGCTATAAAATAGGGACAGCTGGTAATAAGGCTGTTGGGCGAGGGCAGACGATACAGTATTTTCATGGATCGGAGGTCGCATTCTGGCAAAACGCAGCGGATCATACAAAAGGCGTCATGCAAGCCATACCTGATGGTGATGGCACTGAAATAATTTTCGAGAGTACCGCAAATGGTGTCGGGAACTTTTTTCATCAGCAGTGGAAGCTCGCGGAAAGCGGTAGGTCAGAATTTCAAGCCATCTTTGTCCCGTGGTTCTGGCAAAAAGAATACGCCAAGGTTGTTCCCGATGACTTTAATCTCACAGAAAAAGAGTTGGAGCTTAAAGAGCATTATGGGCTTAGCAACGAACAGTTACAATGGAGAAGGGTTAAAGTAACAGAGTTAACAAGCGATGGGGCTAACGGGGAATCAGCTTTTAAGCAAGAATACCCCATGAACGCCGCGGAGGCTTTCCAAGCCACGGGTGGTGGCGGATTAATTACTTCTGAACAGTGCATGAAGGCTAGGAAGAATACTGCAAACGGCAATGGCCCACTAATTGTTGGTGTGGACCCATCTAGAGGTGGGGATAGGTTTGCAATAATCCGCAGGCAAGGCAGGAAGATGTACGGCAAAGAGTCTTACCGAAAGTCTGAGTGCGACTCTTTAGGTAAGAACGTCGCTATATGCAAAAGGATACTCGACACTGTAGACCCTGTCGCCGGTAAAAAGCCTGATAAGATGTTTGTGGATTACGGTGCGGGGGCTGATATAGTGGACAGATTGCATGAGCTTGGATATAGTGCTAAAGTAAAGGCTATACATTTTGGCTCCACGCCGCTTAACCCCGTTAAATACAAGAATAAGCGCAACGAAATGTGGGGTGAATTGGCTTTTTGGCTGTCAGATGAAAACATGCTTGCTGATATACCAGATGACGATGAGATCCAAGCGGATTTCTGTGCATCACCATACAATTTAGATGTAGATAATAGGCGTGTTCTTTGGGCAAAAGAGAGGATTGTCAAGGAATACCGTTTTAGTCCTGATTTTGGAGACGCGGCCGCGCTCACTTTTACAGAGCCAGTTGCCAATGTGATTGATTTTGAATGTGAGTCAGAGTTTTAATGTCAGAGTTAAATACCATACATGAAGAGGCGATGAAGCGCTTCGAACAAGTTGAATCTAAAGAGCGAGAACAGCGAAGGCTCGCTGTTGAGGATTTACGCTTTGCACAGACTGAAGATGGTCAGTGGGACTCTGACGCGATCGAAAAAAGAAAGGGCCGCCCACGATACACTATTAATAGGGTTGCTGGCGCTATTGATCAGCTTACGGGGGATCAGAGGCAAAACCGGACAGATATTAAAATTAAGCCTAAGAAAGGCGGTGCCACCGAAGAAGTGGCCAAAATTTTATCAGGTCTAATACGTAATATTGAAGAAGATTCAAACGCCACCGATTCGTATGACGAAGCATTCGACGAAGTTGTTAACGGGGGGTTCGGCGGGTGGCGAGTCATAACAGACTTCGTTGACGACGATTCATTTGAACAAGAGATAAGGATCGAGCCAATCCGTGGCGCTACAACTTCCTTGTGGTTTGACCCTGGCGCAAAGCATTATGATAAGCGTGATGCTACGTGGGCCATGGTTATGGAAGAAATGACAAAGGAAGAGCATAAAAGCAAGTATCCTGATTCACTAGCTATTAACTTCAATCAAGAAAGGTATTCTCACCAGCGTTGCCTTAACTGGTTTGGCGATGATATGGTGCGAGTCGCTGAGTATTGGGTCAAGACTCCGATAAAGAAAAATATCGCTTTGCTGTCGGATGGTCGAGTCATAGACCTGGATGAAGAAGAAGCGGTTCTTGATGAGCTTCTTTCACAAGGTATAAGCGTGGTAAAGACCAGTTCAAGGGAAAGCCACAAGGTTGAGCGGTATATTATTGATGGTGGTGGGGTCTTGAAAGGTCCTGAACCATGGGCCGGCAAGTTTATACCGCTCGTGCCTATGTACGGTAGGACAACTTATATAGAAGGTATGACATACTGTAGGGGGCTCGTTAGATTTGCGAAGGACGCCAACAGAATTTATAACTACTCAACCAGTGCGGCTATAGAGACTGCCGCTTTAACCCCTAAAGACCCGATATGGATCACCCCCGCGCAAGCAAGCGGGCACGAAGAAAGGCTGAAGAACTTTAATGCTCGCAACAGCCCATTCATGCTTTATAACGCAGACCCCCTGGCCCCTGGTCCCCCTGCTAGGGGCGGGGCCCCTTCGGTGCAAGCGGCATTCGTTCAGCAGATACAGCAAGCGAGTACGGATCTTTATCACGTTACTAACATGCAACCACCATCACTCGGTGCAAATCCAGAGCTTAAAAGCGGAAAAGCGATACAAGCACAAGAGAGGCTAGGAGATCGAGGGTCGTACATTTATTTTGATAACAAGGAGAAATCAATTAGATACACAGGCGAAATATTGTTAGACCTTGTACCAAAAATATACGATACTGAAAGACAAGAGCAGATACTTGCACGCGATGGGGATGCGGAAAAGGTTGTAATAAACCAGACTATCATCGACAGGCAGACTGGCGAGAAGGTTATTGTAAATGACCTTAAGCGAGGTAAGTATCAAGTTTCTGTTGATACTGGTCCCGCCTTTGCTACACAAAGAGAAGAGTCAGCGAATCAAATAATCGATCTAATAGCAAAATCCCCGACCTTTGAAGCGTTAGCAATGGATTTGGTCGCTAAAGACCTTCCGATACTTGAAGCTAAAGAGCTTACTAAGCGAGTCAGAAAGCAGATGATAGTGCAAGGGGTTATTGAGCCAACAGATGACGAGATAGAAAAGCTAGGGTTAGATCAGCCTCAGCAGCCGGACCCTCAGCAAGTCGCAATAACTGATAATATCAATATGCAGACAGAAAAGCTAATGTCTGATATTGATAATCAAGACGCTGACACGACGAGTAAACTACTTAAGGCGCAGCAAGCGACAATACAGTCATATAAAACTCTTATAGATGCTTATAAAACTCAATCGGAGGCTGGAATACCATTTAGTAAGTCAGATCACGACATAAGAGTCAAGCAGCAAGATATAATCGAAGAAAGTCAACAAGAGATAGACGAAGGGCCAAACAGCGAACAAGCGCAAAGTATTGTTGAAGGTGCTATTCAGGCTCAAGCAGAAGTGGCCCCGCGCCTAACCGTGGGGCAACCGTCCGCGTCTGTAGGTCAAGATGTGGATGTACGCCAACCCTAGCGTATAGGGGCTTTAAATCAACCGGAAGGTGAAATATGAGTGACGAGCAAGCTGAAATTCAAGAGTCTGTAGAGACTATTGAAAATTCGGATTCAGCACCCGAGCAATCGCAAGAGAAAGGCGTTAAAGAAGATGGCTTTCAAAAGCGTGTAAACAAAATAACGGCTGAGAAGTACGCCGAGAAACGCCGAGCTGATGAGCTTGAAAAGCAGTTGAATGATCTAAAGTCAAAATTGCCGAATGACGGTGGTACTCCCAAGTTAGAGGACTTTGACTATGATGATGGGGAGTATCAGCAAGCGCTCATTGATGCGAAGGTTGAAGCGGCTGTAAAAGCTCAAGAAGATAGGCGAAGGGCGGAAGAATCTAAACGAAATGCAGAAACTATACAGGAAGGCTTTAATACCCGTATAGTGGCTTTTGGTAAAGATGATTTTGCCGAAGTAGCAGACTCTATACCTGACTTGCCTCCAGGTGTGGCTGACGCATTGATTCAGGCTGAAAATGGCCCCGAGCTGATTTATCATTTAGGC